TGAAGCTAGAAACCATCAAAGAACTGCACCGCCACCACGCCGGCATTGTGGCCGCGCTACGCAAGGAGATTGAGGAAGCGGAAAAGCAAAGACCGGAGTTAAGAAAGTCTATGGCGCCTGGAAAGAAAGAAGACCACCTTGCCCCTACCGCATGACCCCACAGCATTAGCCAGTTTGCAGAAAGGCCGCGAAGCCTACCGCGGCCCTGGCTCGCGTGCGAAAAACGACGAGCTAAAGGACCAGCAAAAAGACGTTGTGGATCAGGTCACGAAGATCCGCAACCGCACGCAATCAAACTGGAAAGTTGCCCAAGACTGGCGCACCAAGGCCGAAGAATCTTATAAGTTTGTTGAAAACGATCAGTGGGACGAGAAAGACAAGGCGTATATGGCAAGCCCCGAGGGCGGGCGCCGGCCAACGATCACGCTCAACAAGATTCTCCCCCAGGTGCGCTTGCTGTCCGGCATGGAGCGGCAGAACCGCGAAGAGTTGCGCGTGTTTCCGCGTGAGGGCAGCGACACCCATGATTCGGACATAATGACCGGCTGCGTCAAATATGTGCTCGATGAGAACTTGGCGCCGTGGCAGTTCATCCGAAAGAGCAATGACGTTTATATCTGTGGCCGCGGTTGGATCAAGACCGATATTAGCTACGACGAGAATGTTAACGGCGATGTGACCATTCGGCGGCTCAACCCATTTCAAGTATTTTGGGACACGCTGTCAGACTCATGGGACGGTTCTGACATGCGCTGGGTACAGGACGCGCCATGGTTAACCGAAGAAGAAGCAAAGGAGTTATGGCCCGAGTTCGAGGAACAAATCAAGGTCGGTGATTGGCTGTCCGGTAACGTGCCGACGCTTGCTACCTCGTTTCAAAGCGGGGATCGGCATTGGGAAGATAAGCTATTTCTCGACAAAGAAACGCGCCGGGTAAGATTGCTTGAACACTGGTACAGAGAGCGGCGAACCGTCGAAATCATGGTCAATGCGTCTACCGGCGACGTGAAGAACACCGAAACCCCAGGCTATGAAGAAGAATTCATGGCGCTGTCGGAGCAGGAGCGGGCTAAATACCAGCTCATCCGGCGCAAAGTGACGTGTATTCGGGTGGCGTCTGTACTTCACTGGCTGATTTTACAGGACAAGCCGAGCCCTTTTAAGCACAACATGTTTCCGCTCATCCCTTACGTCGGGATTCAGTACATGGGCGAGCCTTATGGGCTGGTTGAATACCTGAAAGACCCGCAGCGGTTAAAAAACAAGTCAGTTTCCAACATTTTGCACCATCACAATCGGTCGTCTAACAGCGGGTGGCTGAATGAGGAAACCGAAGGCGCAAACACCGAAGAATTGCAGAAGTTTGGTTCTGCGGCTGGCGTAGTCGTCAATTACAAGTCGGTAAAGCCGGAACAGATTCAGCCGACCCGCCTTGATACCGCCCACATGGCAATCGGTGAAATGGCCGATGACTCAATCAACGAAACATCGCTGTTAAATGCCGAGATCCAAGGCACCAGCACGCAACGCACCGTTAGCGGCAAGGCCATTGAGGCCCGCCAGCGCGGCGGCATGATCGGTAACGAGGACTTTTTCGATAATCAGTTGTTAGGTGACAAGATTTTGGGATATCAACTGATTGCCAATATTCAGGCGACCTGGACACCGGCGCGAATTCAGCGCGTGCTTGGCGCGCAGGCGCTACGCAACCCCAACGATATGGCGGTACAGGCATTTCAGCAATTGCAGCAGGGCGGCTCAACAAAACTGGCCGATGTAATCGACCGTTGCTTAAAAGCGGAGTATGATTATGTTGTGGATAGAAAAGCGCAATCGGTAACGATCCGCCAAGAACAGTTCAGGGACTTGTTACAGGCGGCGAAGGACTTCCCTGGTTCGATTCCCCCGGATGTTATTGTCGACCTGTCCGAGTATTCGGAAGAGATCAAGACTAGGATCAAGCAATATCTGCAGCAGCAACAGCAGATGCAGCAACAGGCGATGGTGATGGGCGGCGGCAAGCCGCAAGGGATGCCACAATAATGGCTAACGATAGAGTTCATATAAAGTGCTCCGCGTGCGGCGGCTGGAAGATGCTTCTTAAATATTTCCCAGGGCAGGGCGCATTGCATTCGGACAATGATATTCTCCCCTGGCTTGATAGTCATGCACATTGTTGCGGGCGCGGCTTTACTAGCGACCTTGGCGACGACCCAGGGTTTTCACTTCATACCGAGAATGATGAATTAGACATGACAAAACAGAATTTAGAAGGCGATAGCCGCAAAGAAAGGTAAGCTCCAGATATGGATGAAGAAAATCAACAGCTCGATACGAGCACAGAAACGGCAACCGAAAGCGTACAGACCGGCGAGAGTTCGGATGTGCAGCAGGGCGCCGAGCAGCAGCAGGAGTCTAGCGATTGGCGCGTCAAAAAGTACGGTGATAACTGGAAAGATAATATCCAGTACCACACCGAAACGAACGACTATTTGCGCAAAGAGCTTGATAAGGCCAAAGCGCAAGCCCGCCGATCCGTTAGAGGCATCGAACAGGAAGACGCGCCACGCCGGCCAGCCCAAACGGGCCGCGCCGACGATGAGGACTTGAACGAATTCAAGGGCGAGACCACCCAAGAATTTAAAGACTTCATGGAAAAGCGCATGGAGCGGCTTTTTGAGTCCAAGCTTGAAGCGCGTGAACGCGAAAGCAGGTTCCGCTCCACTTGGGCGGCGGCGAGAGAGAAAGAGTTAGGCGATGCGGACCACGGCATACCGTCTTTTGCAGAGCTTGAGGAATCTCACTTAAAGCCGTTGATCGAAGGGACGCGCACCGAAAGGGATATTTTAATCCCCAAAGGTTCGTCAATTCTCCGCGAACTGTTGCGCCATATCCCCGGCGTTGATGCGGGCCAGGCGGGATACACGCTTGGGCTGATGCTTCACGCTCAGAACATGGACGGCCTGCGCAAGATGTTTGCCGGGCAAGCGCGGGAAGAATTCGCCAAGAAGATCAACGAAACCGCCAAGAACGCGGCGACCGTGAAAAACGGCGGTTCAGGCAGGACGACCGGCAAACTAACCCCGGCAGACATCAACAATATGCCGATGGAAGAGTTTTCCAAGTTTAGACAGAAGCAGCGCGGTTTGACGGCTTAATCCCCGCCTTCCGGCTCCCGGTAATCCGGCTCCCGCTAGGCTGTTAAATTTCCCCCTCTGGCTCCCTCCTACGCTGTAGGCAGGCCCCCAGTTAGCCGAGACTCTTGGAGTCTCACACTGAGGATGCTATGCCCACAACGATTTTTTCCACCATGGAGGCGACCGACCAGACCTATTACGATAAGTCGCTTCTTGAACGGGCTCAACCCGAATTGGTCTACGCCGAGTTTGGCCAGGACCGACCGCTAAAAACTCGCAGCACCAACAAAATCAGTTTTCGCCGCTGGGAAGCGCTCGCAGTAGCGACCACGGCGTTAACCGAGGGCATCACCCCGGTCGGCAGCTCGCTTTCCAAGACTGATATTTCGGCCACGATTTCGCAGTATGGCGATTTCGTTACCGTGTCCGATGTTTTGGAATGGACCAGCCGCGACGAGGTGTTGAACGAAGCCGCGGACGTGCTGGGTGAACAAGCCGGGCAGACCATCGACCAGATTTGCCGTGACATTCTGGTTGCCGGAACCAGTGTGTTTTGCCTTACCGACTCATCCGGCGCGAGCGATACGACCCGGACCAACGTCGACGGGCTGATCAATGCCGTGGCGATCAACAAGGCGTTGCGACTGCTGCAAAACAACAACGCCAAGTATTTCACCAAGCTAATCAAGCCCGGAACCGGTGTCGGTTCAAGCGCGATCTTGCCGGCCTTCTGGGCCGTGGTGTCGCCCTGGACGTTCTACGACCTCCGCGGCGTTACCGGCTTCGTGTCGGTGAAGGACTACCCGGCGCAGCAGGAAGTGATGAAGCAGGAAGTGGGCAGCTACCGTGAAATGCGCTGTGTGATGACCACGCACGGCAAGATGTTTGCCGACGCCGGCGCCAACGTCGCTTCGGGCCACAAGACCACCGGCACCGTCAAGGAAGATGTTTTCGCGACGATCATTCTCGGGATGAACGCGTACGGGAAAATCCCGTTGACGGGTCACGCCATGGAAATGATTACCAAGCCGCTGGGCAGCGGTGGAACCGAAGACCCGTTGAACCAGCGCGCAACCGCAGGCTGGAAAGCGGCGCAGACGTTCAAGATTTTGAACGACTCTTTTATGACTCGTCTGGAGCATGGCGCGACTGCTTAGTTTCGCGCAATCAAGAAAGGATTAATTTTATGGCGGGAACATCGGTAACTAAAAAGACTGAATTACAAATGCGCGGCGGTTTGTTTCAGTCCTGGACGTTTGTCCTCGACGCTGCGTCGATTGCGGCGGCAGCTCAGGGCATTGAAACTCTGACGCTGCCCGGCGCACGCGCTGGCGATCAGGTTTGGGTAAACGCACGCGCACCGGAGGCAAATCTAATTGCTGCCGGGGCGAAAGTGACTGACAACGATGTAGTCAGCGTCTACCTCGACAACAACATTACGGTCACAACCGCTCTGGACGCGGCTTCGACCACCTTCGACTTGTTTATTATCAAGTTCGCGGGCGGCGACGTGGCTGCTTAGGAAGGGGGTAATATGGCAGCGACAGATATTAGCAATAGTTTCCGGCAGCAGTACGAGCTTGACATGCATACCAACATGCTAGCTGCGCTTACCGCGCTGGAAGGCATCGTAAACGGTATGCGGTTAAACTCGCTTTACGGGCTCTTTGGAAACCCCGGCTTTGTTATAGTGACTAACTTCGACGTGAAAAACGCCGTAGCTTTTTACTATTCCAACGGCGGGACTTTGAAGACGATGGCGATTGACCAGGCATGGGACACCGGCACGGCGCAGATAATCGCCATCGATAAATGGTCGTCGGCGCTTTTGACGATTGCCGCGAACGCAACCAAGACCGTCACTTGGTCGGCTACGCTCAACGCGGCCAGTGAAGCCCTAGCAATAGCGGCTTTGCCGGCTGTGCCTGCGGGCCATACGCCAGTCGGTTACATCACGGTTCTAACCGGCTCGGGTGTGACCTGGACGGCGGGAACCGACGCGCTGGCCAGCGGTACGGGCGGAACCCCGGCGACGACCACCAACTATTACAACAGCATGAATCCAAACGCTTCGGTTGTACCTGCCGCGTTCTCGGCGGCAACGTATATCGCGGCTTAACCAAGTCTCGGGGCGCGGTTCGATATGGGCCGCGCTCCCACACTGAAAGGAATCTCAGATGGCACGACCGAAAAAAGGATTAATACCGGGATCAATAGCGGCAGAGCCACAGCAAAGCGTAGCCGAGATCGTCAAGGCGCTACAGGAAGCGGGCCAGGGCGAAATGGCAAATCAGTTGCTTGCTGGCGTCGTCGACAAGTTAATCAGCGGCGGCAGACCAGCGCAGCCAAGCGCCGAGGAAGTCGAGAACGAACGGCTTGAGGCGCAAAAGGAACTGATGAGCGAGCACGAGCGCCAAAGGCTTGAGCCGCACAAGTGGATCACCTTTAACTACGAGGGCGACGACGACAAGGTTGAAACCGTGGAGCTGTTCCCCTGTGGCGTTGCCTATCGTATTCAGAAAGGCGTCGAAGTGCCGCTGCCTATCTCCGCAATCAATGTGCTCAAGATGGCCGTGATTGTGACGCCTGATAGATCGAAGCCGCAGTTTCGGAACGGCGTGAAGTATTTCCCAATGAAACGCACGCAGCGCCACAGTTTCAACTTAGATCG